GGGGCAAGGCCCCTTGCGTTCTCTTGGGGGATCTAAAGGGGGCCATTCTCTCACGCGAGAGAATGGCCCCCTTTGCCGCCCCCCTGCGGGTACGCAGGGAAAAGCACGCATCGCTGTCGCGCTGCATCACGCGCAGCGGAACGCTTCCACAGCCGCCCCATCCGCGCAGCGATACAGCCGTCCGTCCTTGGCGTAAAACGTCTCATTCCCCTCGTCGCATTCGACGTTCCAGCGCAGACGCCACACTGTCTCGGCTCCGTTTTCGTCATAGCCCTGCCAGCCGAAGCAGCTGACCTCGTTCAGCGCTTTCACGTTCCTCCCAAGCCGCAGTGTCACCGTGCAGTCGACGATCTTCGCGTTCGGATAGTCCTTTTCCGCGTCCGCCGCAACTTTCTCGTCACCGAAGACGACCTGGGTATCCCATATCTCCGGCGCGTTCAGCGCAAACGCCGTCGGCACACCGCGGCCGATATACCCGCCGAGCGCCGTCACCTTGTAGCCGTGCACTTCATCGGGAATGACGATCACCGCGCCGTCGCTCCCGTCCCAGTCAACGTCCGCCGCAAAGGCTTGATGCGTCACCAGGTTGCGGTAGTAGCGCTGCCCGTCTGTGTCTGTCCAGTCCGCCGCGCGGTATCCCTGCGCACCGGTCAGCATCCATAAGAGGACTCCGACCGCCGCGGCGATCAGTGCGACCGGCAGCGCGATCGCGCCCATCTTTCCGGAATGTTTCTTCTGCATGACAATACTCCTTTCTTCATCCTTGCAAAGGGTCTTTTCATTTCCATCCAAGTTGATTATAATAGACAGACACCGCATTTGTAAAGGGGGTCCACCGCATGGCGACGCTCAACACCGATATCCGCTATATCAAGGGCGTGGGCGAAGCGCGCGCCAAATCGCTCGCCAAACTCGGCATCACCGACCTGCGCTCCCTCCTTTCCTACTTTCCCCGCGCCTATGACGACCGCCGCAGCTACAAAAAAATCGCCGACCTCATCCCCGGCGAGAATGCCTGTGTCTGCGCCGTCATCGCGGGCGATCCCAGGCTCTCGCGCATTCGCAAGGGGCTCGACCTTATCAAGCTCCGCGCCGTCGACGAGACCGGCGCGCTTGAGCTCACCTATTTCAACCAGTCCTACCTCAAAAACACCTTTCACACCGGCGACGCCTACGTCTTCTTCGGCCGTGCCGAGGGTACGCCGAGCCGCCCGCAGATGACCAATCCCCTCTTTGAGCGCGAAGGCGCGCACCAGATCACCGGCCGCATCATGCCCATCTACCCGCTCACCGCGGGCGCCAGCCAGTCGATGCTCTATAAGGCCGTCGAGCAGGGCCTCGCCGCCTGCGTCGACGAACTTCCTGACATCCTTCCCGAGGACGTCCGCCTCGCCTACCAGCTCTGCCACACCCGCTTTGCCTACGAAAACATCCACTTCCCCACAGACGACGAAGCCCTCTCCGCCGCGCGCCGCCGCCTTGCGTTCGAAGAGCTTTTCCTGCTCGCGCTCGGCCTCAAGCTCCTGCGCGAGCGCCGCACGTTCGTCGCGGGAAAACAGTGCAAAAAAGTCGGCCTTTCGCCCTTTTTCACCTCTCTCCCCTTTTCCCTCACCGGCGCACAGCGCCGCGCCATCGGCGATATCGCGCGCGACCTGACAGGTCAGCGCCCGATGAACCGCCTCGTGCAGGGCGACGTCGGCTCGGGCAAAACGATGGTCGCCGCCGCCGCCATCTACATGGCCGCGAAAAATGGTCTTCAATGCGCCCTCATGGCCCCGACAGAAATCCTTGCCGAGCAGCACTATCGCTCGCTCGCCCCGCTTTTGGAGCCTCTCGGCATCCCCTGCGCGCTGCTCACCGCCTCGACCAAGGCCAGGGAGCGCCGTGCACTGAATGAACGTCTCCGGTCCGGTGAACTCTCCCTTGTCATCGGCACGCACGCCCTGCTCTCGCCCGATGTACAGTATCAAAATCTTGGTCTCGTCGTCACCGACGAGCAGCACCGCTTCGGCGTCGACCAGCGCGCCGCGCTGTCCGCCAAGGGCGACGACCCGCACCTTCTCGTCATGTCCGCCACGCCCATCCCGCGCACGCTCGCGCTGATGATCTACGGCGATCTCGACGTCTCCATTCTAAATGAGCTCCCCCCCGGACGGCAGAAGATTGACACCTTTGCCGTCCCGTCGAGCTATCACGAGCGTATCTACGCTTTTTTGCGCAAGCTCGTCGCCGAGGGCCGTCAGGCCTATATCGTCTGCCCCATGGTCTCGGAAAACGACGAGCTCCCCGATGAGCGCAAGGCCGTCACCGCCTACGCGGAAACGCTGCAAAAAGAGGTCTTCCCCGACCTTCGCATCGCCCCCATCCACGGCAAGATGAAGCCTAAGGAAAAGGACGCCGTCATGCGCGCTTTCGCCGCGCATGAGATCGACGTGCTCGTCTCCACCACCGTCATCGAGGTCGGTGTCGACGTGCCGAACGCCGCGCTCATGCTGATTGAAAACGCCGAGTGCTTCGGCCTCTCCCAGCTCCACCAGCTGCGCGGCCGCGTTGGCCGCGGCCGGCACAAGTCCTACTGCGTCCTTGTCTCCGACAACAAGGGTGAGGAAAACAAGCAGCGTCTCAAGGTCATGTCCTCCACGAGCGACGGCTTCGCCATCGCGGAAGAGGACTTGAAGCTCCGCGGCCCGGGCGACTTTTTCGGCTCCCGCCAGCACGGCCTGCCGTCGCTGCGCGTCGCCGATCTCTCGTGCGATTTATCGCTCCTGCACGAGACGCAGTCCGCCGCCGAGCAGCTCCTCGCCGCCGACCCCGCGCTCAAAAATCATCCGCTGCTCAAAGCCCGCGTCGAGCTTCTCTTTGAGCTCAACGCCGATGCCATGAATTGAAATAAAAAAGTCAGGCCTGCTGGCTTGACTTTTTTACGCTTTGTAGTATGATTAGTATAACTAATCATACTTTAGGAGGTTGATTTTATGGAAGTACCTCAGGGCAAGCACGCCTGGATGGTCAAGATCGGCGAAAAGGGCCAGTTTGTCATCCCCAAGGAAGCGCGCGACATTTTCGGCTTTCACCCCGGCGACGAGCTGCTCGTCCTCGGCGACGACGAGCGCGGCATCGCCATCCTGCCCAAGGCCATGCAGCGGGAATATATGCTGCGCATCTTTTCCGAAATGGACAACGGGGGCGACAGCAAATGAGCAAGATCGTCTTTTTCTGCATCCCGGCCTACGGCCACACCAACCCGACGCTCGGCGTCGTGCGCGAGCTCACCGCGCGCGGTCACGAGGTCCGCTACTACTCCTACGAACCCATGCGCACGCTCATCGAAGCCGCAGGCGCGCAATTCGTCGCCTGCGACCCGTATGACTGCGAACAGCACCTCACGCCCGCCGACGGCGCGCGCGTCGGCAAGGACATCGCCTTTTCGACGCACATTCTGGTCGAGACCACCCTCGCCCTCGACGAAATGGTCTGCGCCGACATGCGCGCTTACGCGCCCGACTGTATCGTCGCCGACTCGATGGCTGTCTGGGGCAAGGCCGTCGCCAAAAAGCTCGGCATCCCGTTCATCTCCTCGACCACGACCTTTGCCTTCAACCGCTATTCCGCCAAAGTCATGAAGCAGAGCGGCGGCCAGATGCTCAAAATGATGCTCGCCATGCCAAAGATCAACCGCGATCTCCAGCGCCTGCGTGACCGCGGCTATCCCATCAAGAATATTCTCGACATCATCCAGAACGACGACCGGACCGACACCATCGTCTACACCTCGCCCGAGTTCCAGCCCTGCGCCGACACGTTCTCAGACAAGTACGCCTTCGTCGGCCCGTCCATCCGCCCTGTGGGGAGACAGGATATTTGAGAAATGCGGGATAGGGCGGGATGAGGGGGGAGACGGCGGGAAAACCCTTGAAATACGCGGGAAACGGCGACTTTCGGCGCGGGACGGAGGCGCGAATTATCAACAATCTTGAGATGAGGATGCGTCGGCGGCGGTCGGCGCTTTTTTCACGCCCACGAGGCCGCACAACGGCGGCGGCGCGGCGAGGCGCACACATACGCAGAATACGAAAAAGCCCCGGAAACGCCCGTATAACGGCATTTCTGAGGCTTTTAGATGATATGAGCCGCTCGGCCCCGTCCCGGAAGTCACAGCAGCAGACCAAGAGGACGAGAGCTTCGCGGCTCATGCTGCTATTGTAGCAGACGCGGCGGCGGATTGCAAGAGGGGCAAGCGTGCTAACGGAGCGTTAGAGCGTGCGAGTTTTGGGGAAAACGGGGCTTTTCGGCGCGGATCGGCGGGGATTAGGGCGTGCGCTGGCCGTGCGAGGCGTGCGCGGCGAGGCGGCGAACCGGGCCAAAACAAGCGGCGAGCAATTCTACATTTCAGTCAAAACTGCGAAAAGCTGTAGAATTGCCCTGCTTTCAATGGTTTCGGGCGTTTTGCGAGTGCGGCGCGGGCGTTTTTCAATTCTACAGAAAACAGATTTACAACTAAATCAAAACAGCGCAAAAAATCAAGCGGTTCCACCTTGGGCTTCAGCGTCCTCGGCGGGGCCGCTTTTTGTTGCGGAGCTGCCGTTGTGATACGTCCAGTAAATAGACTCTTTTTTCCGTTCGACGTGCTTTCGATATTTGAGATGAACGAGGTCAAAAATGTCCTCCTGTTGCTCCTCCGGCAAGAGGCGATACATGGCGATCAGATCAGCCTCCTCGTCCTCCAACGGCGAACCGTCGCAGGTCAGACCTTGTTCTTGCTTGAGGTGCTCGAAAGCCGCATTGCGGTCATTCTCCTGTGCAGTCTCCGAACAGCTACGCCCAAAGACGAGATAGTCCAGAGAGATTTGTAGATATTCGGAGACAAGGACGAGCTTGTCGAGGCGGGGGCTCTGTTCACCCCACCGCTTTATAGTACCATTTCCGAGACCACACTCACGCTCGACGCGCTTGAAATTACTGCCCTTTTCCTTTATGGCCTGTTCAATTCTATCAACTAATTCGGACATAAAATGCCTCCCGTCAAAAAGTAGATTTTCAGAGACTTTCCGCTTGACAAGTAGCCGAACGGAGACTATAATAGGGGTGTAATCTGATTTAAGTATAAAGCAAGTAAATCATAGCACACCCCGACCGAAAATGAAATAGCAAATCGGCGAACGGTAGAGTAAAAGCGAGCGGCGGAGGCGTTTTTCAGAAGGAGAACGACAACATGAAGAACGACATCGCAGACATCCTGTTCAAGTACACCACTGGCGAGGCCACACTGGAAGAGACGAACGACGCCTTGAAGGAGGCGGAGGCGGGTTTCAACTTGGAACCGGGCCGCAACGAGATCACCCCCGACGAGATGGCCCTCACCACTGTCGGAGATACCCCGGAGGAGGCCAACGGCTTCGGCCTGTTGGACACCGGCACCGGCAGCATGGAGAAAGTCCACGTCACCAACGGCAAGCTGGACGAGGCGATCAATCAGGTCAACCATGACGGCACGACCAATATGCTGGCCTTCGTCATCATCGGCCCCAATCGTTACGAGGTCAAGGGCGACACCCTGACGGACTGCTAAAGCCCACCAACACCTAAGCGACTCTTAGATTTAATTCCGCCGACCGCCGTTCGCTTTTGCTCTACCACAAACGCCGAGAAAAGGAAAGGAGGCAGATCATGAGACGCGGCAAGAAGCCCACCCGCAAGCAGAAGATCCGGCTCGGGCAAGCGGGCCTCGCCCCGGAGAACTGGCTGGTCGTGAAGCAGAAAGCAAACGGCGAGCTAATCATTTTGAACAAGTACCACGACACGATCCGCGTCATCCCGCCACTGGCCGGATGAGCTTTGCAGAAAGGAGCAGCAGCATGAAGGAGCAACCGCACATCTGCCCACTGTGTGGGCGAGCATACGACGAGCCGCCCGCGCTGTCGCGAGTGGACAACCAGACAGACATCTGCCCGAGGTGCGGCATGATGGAGGCACTGGCGGCCATGCCGAGGCGGGAAACGCCACAGGAGCGGACGCGGCGGGCCGTGTACGCCACGGGCAACCGCTGGGCGATTGAGAACTTTGAAGCGACCCACCACTAAGCCGAAACGCCCGGAAGGGCGTCACCGGGAACTGCCCCACCCGGTCTGAAGATGGCAGGGCAGAAAGGAATGACGGCAGCATGAGAAAGATCAAGAAGATCAACGGCTTCCTCGTGGTCAAGTTCAACGACCGCGAGAAGCGCGAGTACGAGGGCACGGCCCTCGGAGAGTACGGCGTGATCGACGCGGAGGTCTACACGGGCAATCTGGACATCGACCGGGGCGCGATGGAGTACGACGACGCGGACACGCTGGAGGTGGCCGTGGAGCTGGCACGGGGGCTGGAGTCCGAGGAGGACATCACGGACGAGCCGCCCACCTACACCGCCGCCGTGGAAACGAATGAGAGCTATACCGAGGAGGCGGTGGAGCCCACCGCCCTGATCGAGGGCTGGACGCGCCGCCTTGCCACGCAGGTCAAGAGCAAGCACTACCCCGACACCGACCCGCGCACCGCCGCGCACGAGCTTTACGGCTTCAAGATGGCGCTGCATCAGATCGGCTTCCTGCCGGAGAGCGAGGTCATCACCGACCCGGACACTTTCGGCGCGGGACGGCTGGACGGCCCCATGCCGCGCAACCCCGAAGAGCTGCTGGCGTTCGTGTGCGACGAACGGTGCAAGAACCGGGCCGGACACACGCAGGAGGAGCTGGACGCCATTTGCGCGAAGTGCCCGCTGGGACAGCTCTACGAGGACGCGGAGGCACAAGACCTACGCATCCGGGAGCGGAGCGAGCGAGCGCTGCGGGAGCACATCGAGGGCGTGAGGCACGCTGAGGACACCCTGACCGCCCTGCTTGGCGGGCATGAGGCGCTGGCCTACCTTGCGGCGCTGCGGGACGGACAGATCCTGCAGGAGAACGAGTGCGAGCACTATGCGGCGCAGATCGCCGAGGCGGGCGCAGCGTGGGAGACGGTGCTGGAGGGCG